GCGCATGTTCCCGATCTTTTCGGATATGGCGATGATTTGGGTTCGGTAGTCAGTCATTTGAACAATCCCGCCTGCCAAAAGAGGACCGCACTTAGCAAGAAGTTGAATATTGCCCAGCCGGCATTCCATGTGCCCGTCATCGGTTTGCCGTGAAGGCCGATCCGGATGCAGGTCGCGCAGGCGAGCAATATGACGATAGCCCAAACAGCCCAGTTCCAGTGATTGATGTTCATGCTGCACGGGCCTCCTCAACCCGGATTGTGTACGATTTCAGCCTGTTGATGCCGCGCAGTTTTTCGGCGGCAAAGTTGGTGCGGGCGATTATGGTTGACGGCGCCGACCAGCCGGCGGGGTGCAGATACGACCTGCAGAAGTTGGCGGCGTCATCCTCGCGGAGGCCACGCTCCCTGAGCTCAATTGCCACCGCGTCCGCAATTGCCTCCGGTCCCGGCCAGGTGGGCGAGGTCGGATTTCCGGCCACGGCGGTATCGATCGGGTCGAGCCAACGCCGGCCCGTGAGCCAGGACACGGCCGAGGGTAGGAACCGGCCCTTCTCCCGTGTCAGGGTTCCGTCCTCTGTCCATCTCCGGATTTGCCGGTGCATGCCCGCGATGATGTCCGCTGGTTTAGCGCCGTCTGCGACCGCTGCGCTCCACGCGTCCTCCGCATCGAGCATCCCGTCTTTGCGGGGATAGGCGTTGAAGAAATCAGCAAACCGCTCACCTTCCTTCGGCGCAGCCGCTGCGCTCACGCCCGCGTCTGGAGAGAGTGTATCGTTAGATATACTCTCTCCTTTTGGCTTTTGGCTTTTGGCTTTTGGATCGCATTCCTCAAGACGTGCTAAGTCGTTGCTTTGAGCATTGCTTGTAGCATCAGTGGAGGATTGCTTAGGCTTTCCGTGGTGACGTGCATTTGCGGCACGTCTTGCACGCTCTTGGTTACGCTCAGACGCTGCTACGATATCTGCTATGCGGTCATCCATGCCGGCGTGACGATAACCATTGGCGATCTGCTCGAACTTGGATGCGAGCACGGTTTTGACCGCCTTCTGCTCTTCGCGCGACATGGCGCCGCATAAGCGCATACACTCGGTCTCGGTCCATCCGTTGCCTTGGTCGAGATAGTACTGATTGCAGAGGGTGATGTAGGCGCCGCGCTCAGCAAGGCTCATGCGGGAGGTCCCGCTATGCCAGTCGCCGATGTGCAGGGGGTATGTGTTGATCTTGAGATCGGTCATGCGACCCTCTCGAAACGCAGGCGGTCGATAATCTCTGTCTGGTCGATGCGTGGGCGACTGGCGCAGTCCCAACTGCGGCCCTTGACCTGGGCAACCATGCGCCAGCCGGCGCCGACCAGGGATGTTCCAGGCTCGTCGGCGCGGATGTAGGTGCCGATCCTGCGGTAACCGAGCGCGAACGCGGCGCGGGCCGCAGCGCCATAAAGGAAGCTGCAAGCGTTGGCGCGGCCATCAGTGCACAGGCGCGTCACCTCCAGCGTCAGGCCGTCATCGAGGATGCGCGAGACCGGGCGACCGACAATGACGACACCACGAATGCCCAGATCATCGGACGCGGCTATGCTGAACTTGTGGCCGCGCACCGGCTTGTGATGGCGATGCAGTCGCATGACGAAGTCGTTAGCGCTGGCAAGGTCGATGGGAGTTGCAATAAGATGGGTCATCCCGCCATCCCCGTCTGCCGATTAAACGCTTCTGCCACGCGCCGCGATCCATAAGCCTGAAGCATTGCCGCCATATCAGCGTCCACACTCTTGGCTGGCGCCGTCTCGACTTTGACCACCTCAAGCTGGCGTGCGCGGTCGGGATGGCGACGGAGGCGGCCAAGGCTCTCCAGGGCCGTGACAAGCCTGTGCGCGCCGCTGCGGCTGGCGAGGTTCATGTGCGCGCTAATCTCGGCGTAGGACGGTGATACGCCGCCGGTGCGCCGGATATAGGCGTCTATGTAATTGAGGCAGGCTGTCTGGCGGGGGGTCATTCTGCCGCCCCCTTGAAATCCAGCATGGGTCGGTGAGAGCTCGCGTCGGTCAGGTTGCGGACGGCCTGGCGGTAATATTCTGGCTTAAGCTCGGTGCCGACGAATTTCCGCCCGGCCTGGATGGCGACGTGACCCTCGGAGCCGATTCCAGTGAAGGGCGAGAAGACGACATCGCCGGGGTTCGACCAGAGACGGATGCAACGCTCGATCAGGTCCAGTTGGAGCGGGCATAGATGGCGCTCGTCCTTGTCCGACCTGACGACCTTGACGTTGAGCACGTTCGTCTGGACGATATCCATCCAGACGGGCGACGCCCATTGCTGCCACATGTCGACGGGGAACTCGTTCGCGTCCTGGCCGACACGATCGACCCGGGCCTCGTCGGCCGGCGTCTTGCGGAAGACGAGCACATAGTCGGGCAGGCCCTGCCGGTTGCGGGTCGCGTCGGTCTTGATCGTCTTGTAGAGAAGGCCGTGCGCCTTCGTACGCTGCATCTCCACGACCGGGTCTTTCCAGACGGTGATGCGGCTGTGATAGGTCCAACCCTCCTCTTCGTGGACGCGGCGGATATCGGAGGGGAAGTCGTAGAGGCCGATGATGCCATGCGCCGTCTTCGTTCTGGGAAGATCGGAGCAGTGGACGCAAGTCAGGCGCCCAGGCTTGGTGACACGGTAGAGCTCGCGGACGAGGAAGCGGTATTGCTCGATGAACTCCGCCTCGTCCTTGACATTGCCCATGTCGCGATCGATGTCGGAATAGACAAATAGGTGCGCGAAGGGGGGAGAGTAGATGCTGATGCCGATACTGTCAGCCGGCATCGAGGCCGCGAACTCGACGCAATCAGAATTATATATGGCGTAGTCTTCGCCAAGATGCTGGTCCATAATCATGCGCACAACCACGCGGGAAGCGTGGCCTCTTTTGTCGGATTGTAGGTCTGGGTTTCGTGCTCGATCCGCATGGCCCGGCGCATTGCCGCCACCATTTCGGATTTCATCGCCTGGTGGTCACCGGCCTTGCGGCTGATGACGGTGTGGATATTGGCTTCCGTGCTGGCGCCGACGACGTGAACGTTGACCGGGCGTTTCTGCCCGAACCGGTAACAACGCCGGATCGCCTGGTAGTAGTTCTCGTAGGAGAAGCTGAGGCCGGCAAAGGCCATGTTGTTGCAGTGCTGCCAGTTCAGGCCATAGCCGGCGAGGCCGGGCTTGGTGATGATCTGCCGCGCCGCCCCGGTCGAGAACGCGACCAGGTTCGCCTCCTTCTCGTCCGGCGACATGGATCCGCGGACTTCGACCGCGTCGGGGAGGATGCGCGCGAGCTCGTCCGCCTCGTAGTCGGTGTCACACCAGATCACCCACGGATTGACGGTGTCGGCGCCAACCACATCCGCGACCTTGGCAACGCGGGCGCCGAGGCTGAGACGTTTCTCCCGGTGGATGGATGTCGCCGACGTGTCCGGCACGCGGAAAAGCATGACCTGACCACCCTTATCGCTGGAGCCGTCTGCGTCGGTGGAGACGTCGACAATGTGGGTCGTCTCACGCAGTTCGGGCAAGACATAGCCCTCGTCAGAAAATCCCAGGTCGGACGGCATGGACACACACCGCGACCAACTGGCAACCCACTCCCAGAAACTGCGCTGGGCATGGCCCTTGAGCCGCCACATGCCCGTGTCGGCGCTATCGTGGAGAAAGAAGCGGGTCAGCATTTGTGTCGCCGACAGCGCGCCCAAGAACTCGGAATGATTGCCGAGTTCGATATGATCGTTCGGTGCCGGCGTGGCCGTGCAGGCGAGGCGCCATGGTGTTTGGCGGAAGGCATCGATGATCCAGCGTGCCGTCTTGCCTGTCAGTGATTTCAAGATTGAGCTCTCGTCCAGGATGACGGCGGCAAAGATCGATAGATCGAAGAGGTGGGCGCGTTCATAGTTGGTGATGTAGATCCTGGCGCCCTTGATCTCGGCTGGATCGCGGACAGCGACAGCGTCGATACCCCAGAGGCCGGCCTCGCGCTCGTGCTGAGCCGATACTGCCAGCGGGGCGAGGAGCAGAACGGGGCGATTGGTGAGCTCGACCAGAACCCGCGCCCACTCCAGTGCGCAGAACGATTTACCCAGACCGGTGTCCAGGAACAGGCCGGCGCGGCCACGCTCGAGCGCGAACGCAACCGAGTGCTCCTGATGCGGTTTCAGCAGGCTGTTCAGCGCCGGGATCGATTTGAGGCCTGATGGCTCAAACGCGACCTTCTTGGCGGCGATCAGCGCCCTGTAATCATCGAGGTTCGTGGTCATTTTCCGGCCGCCGCCACATCACGCTCCAGCAGGGAGCGCATGGCCTCCCGCTTGGAAATGAAACGACCACCCTTGCCGCGCGTGGGCAGATCCAGCTTCGGCCATTGGGCCGGTTCCGGCTCAGGCATGGGCTCGACTGGGGTGCGCGCCAGCCAGTGGCGGAACCTGCGCTCAGCCCAGGCCGCGACCGGGTACAGGGCCAGGACAGAGGCGACGCCACCGACGAAGCCGGCGAAGACGAGATCGACAGTGTTCATGCTGCCACATCCATAATGAGGTTAGGGTTAGAATTGGCCGGGCTCTCAACCTCATCGAACTCAGGTTCAATGATGCTGGCAAGGTCGTTCCAGTTGCCGATCAAATTGAGATATGCGGCTGTGTTGGCCTGTTGGGATTGGCTTAGGCGGCGTCGGCCGTTTCCGCGTGCCCGGTCGAGCCAGGTTCGCCCAGCCGGGGAATTGTCCCTGTGGATAATTCCCGCGTGGGACTCACGGATTTGTGAAATATCACGAACAGAAGTATCCTCGGCTTTATGAACGCCGACCCTGTTCCGCACCGATTTTTTACACCCTTGCATATGATGTTGCCTCGCCTAATGAAAGTTGCCTCGCCTGCCAAAGAAGGGGCCGATCCGCCGTAGGAAGTTGATCGGCCCCCAGTTGGGAGGTGATGGTGCTTGGCCGGGAGCCCGACCGGGTGGCCAGCACATGCGCTGCTGGCTGCGTTGCGGTGTCAAAGGCTGGCAAAAGCCACTCACCGAAACTGTTGACCGTCATCTCGCCCGGCGACGGTCAGGCCGGTCGTAGGCCGCGCTCTATTTCAGGCCGGTCAGGGCCGCTGCGGCTGCGATTGGACTGGGGCGGCCACCGCAATTTTGTCCCGGTGGACGCCCCGGCCGCATCGGGGGAGATGCGGCTAGGGGTTAGGCGGCGGGCGTTTGCGTAGGCCGTCCAGCAACTTCTGTAGCGATCTCTTCAAGATCGCTGATCGCCCTCCGGAAACGTTTCGTTGCAAGGTCGGCCCCGGTGTGAAGTTGATCCAGACGAGATCCAGAGCCGAAAAGTCGTTTGGACAACGTCGTGCGTGCCCATCCGCGGGCGGCCGCGACCTCATCAGCGCGAGAAAGAAATTGTTCGAGAGTGTCCATGACGGAACATTAGGTGTGAAACTTCACATTTGTCAATGTGAAACTTCTCACCTGTTCCGATTTCGGCATGTTGTTAAACTTCACAACATGGAAATTGGCGAACGAATCAAAGCGTTGATGGTCGAACGCGGCTTCACTCAGAAGTCGCTGGCGGAAGCATGCGGCTTTGGTGAGACTGGAATACGAGACATTATCCGACCTAATCCAAGGACCGGAAAATGGACCGAGCCTCTGGGGAGCCGCCTGTACAGGATCGCCAAAGAGCTTGACGTGCCGATGGAGCGCATCTTGGGCGAACGCGAACTATCAAGCGCGCCGAGGGCCGTTAAGATCAGAGGTTATGCGGCGGCCGGCCCGGAGGGGTACTTCCTCGATTCATACACCGACGGCGACGGCATTAAGGAAACGGTCGAGCCATTCGACCCAGATGCCAGTGTCGCCGTCATCGTCAAGGGCATGTCTATGGCGCCGCGTTTTCGCGAAGGCGAAAAGCTAGTCTTTGGGCCGATTTCGGAAGATCCTGCACCACATCTCTACAAAGAGGTCCTTGCGCATACTGACGACGATAGGTTTCTAATCAAGATAGTGCGGCCTGGGCAAAATGGCCTTTGGGACCTTGCAAGCCACAATGAGGCTTATCCAGTTATTCCAAGCGTTTCTTTGAGGTGGGTCAGGCCGTTTGAGGGCTTACGCGTGTAGGGCGGCAGTGCCGCAAGGAGGGGGTATGCGTGCACACTATCGTTTTGCGGCGCCTGTGGTCTTGTCCATGGTCGTCACGGTATCAGCTATCGCTGAAAATGCCGGGGCTCAGGTCATATCCAGCTCGCCAGATGGC